CAAAGATTTAAGGCTGTAAAAAAGATATTACCTTTAACTAAAAGGATAGTAGGATTAACTGGTACACCTGCACCTAATAGTTTAATTGATTTATGGCCACAAGTTTACATTCTAGATCGAGGGGAAAGATTGGGAACAACAATATCAGGTTATAGAGAAAGATATTTTAATCCAGGAGATAAGAACTATCAAACCGGTGCTATCTATAATTGGGAATTAAAAGACAAAGCAGAGGAAGCAATACATAAAAAAATAGATGATATTTGTGTGAGTATGAAAAAAGAAGATTATTTAAATCTACCTG